AGAGACTGCAATAAGTATTGCTGTTACTATAGCTTTAATAGTAGGGATGTGGTATTCCTTGCAAGCTGAAATACAGTTAGCTAAAGAACTACCTGAGCCAGAAGTATCACGTATGGAGTATGATCTTAAGGATCAGATGGTTCGTGATTCGATTATGAATACAGAAGAAAAAGTAGAAAAACTTGAAGAGAAAGTAGATTCTGTTAAAGAAGATACAAGAAGTATTAATGAGACTCTTCTTAACATGAATAATAAATAAAGGTGTTTAATTATGAAGAAATACTACAAATTACTTTGTGGATTATTTGGTGCAGTATTATTACTATCGCCATTGCATTCTCAATCAATTAGTTTAGATACTTTTGAAGAAGTACAGTTAGTTAAGTTACAAGAATGTGCAGTTGTACAAGTAAATGCATCTTGGAATTACGCTAATAGAGTGGAAGTAGAAAAATTAGCACAACTTTGTTATATAGGTGAAGTAGATTTAAATAATAAAACTATTGGAGCTGTTATACAAAAGGAGTGGAATATAAAAGTAGTACCTACTATAATTATATTTAAAAATGGAACAGAAGTAATGAGATACGAACCAGGTATTAGCATGAGATTTGATGAAAAAGAAGTGTTTGATAAAATTAAAAAAGAAATTAAATAATAACGTTAATTATTTAGCTTGTAATATTATATATATATAACTATATTAACGTTAATGAAAAAAGTTTTTAATAGTCAAGTAAAATTTAAAAAAACTTGTAAAAAAACAAGACAAGGTATGTCAAATAACACAAAATATGGTACTAAAATAAGCAATAAGTACTATAAAAAACAATCCCGAGGACAGGGATAAGGAGAGTAATATGCCACAAGGTAAAGGCACATACGGTAGTAAAAGAGGAAGACCTAAGTTGGATGGTAGTAGAATCAAAAAAGCAGCTGGTAAAGTTAAAAAAGGAGCTAAGTCTCTTTTAAACAGAGGTAAAGCTGTTGTTTCTAAATATAAAGGTAAAGTAGATCGTAAATCAGTTAGAGGCGTTAAAAAAACTAAAGGCGGTAACTACCCTATTTATAAAAAAGGTTCTGCTAAAGGCAAAGGTTTTAACTCTGCTTTAAGTGCAGCCCGTAAAAAAGGACAGAAAACATTTACTTGGGATAAACGTTCATATCATACTGGAGTTAAAAAAACTACTAGAAAAGGAGCTTCTTACACTAGCGTAGTTGGAAAAGGATCTAGATTGAAGAACATGAGTTCTAAAATGAAAGCAAATGCAGCAGCTAGACGTAAAAAAAGAGCAGCTAAGAAAAAGAAATAATTAATAACCAAAATAGGAGAGCCCACATGGCTAAAGAAAAAAAAGTAGATCTAAAAGAAGTTGCTATGAAAGAAATGGAAACATTAGTAGAGCAACATAATGGATTAGTAAAATCAATTCAAGAACAACAAGGTCGCTTAAATGAAGTAAAAACAATGCTAACAGAAAAAACAGGATACTTACAAGCCCTGGAAGACTGTGATGCACAATGTGATAAAGATGCCTAATTTAAATTTAATAGGTACACTTATCGACAAAGTGTCAAGCAATGTTGATAAATTCACTTTAGACAAACAAGAGAAAGCTGAATTAATTGCAGAAATTAATAAAGCTCAACTTGAAGTTAACAAAGTAGAAGCAGGTCATACATCAATATTTGTAGCAGGCTGGAGGCCATTTACTGGCTGGGTTTGTTCAATAGCATTGGCGTATCATTTTATTCTACAACCATTACTTACTTTCGTGCTATACGCTCGTGGTGTTGAAATAGTGTTGCCTGTGTTTGACATGGGCACACTAACAACAGTACTACTTGGGATGCTAGGTCTCGGGGGAATGCGTTCGTTTGAAAAAGTAAAGAAAAAAAACTAGGAGAAACTTGTGGAAATAAAGAAGCGTGGTATTATTATACCCGATCAGCACTATCCTTTAGAGGATAAGGCTGCAGTTAATTGTGTTATTAAAGCAGTAAAAAAGATTAAACCTGATGTGTTTGTAAATTTAGGTGATGTTGGTGAGTGGGAGTCAGTATCTGCGTGGAAATATAAAGATAAAAAACTACCACCTTTAGAGTATGTACTACCAATAGTAGATGAAGATATAAGATTAGTAAATGAGGGATTAGATGTTTGGGATGAAGTACTGGAAGAAGTTGGATGTAAAGAAAAACATTTATTACAAGGTAACCACGATCTCTGGTTGGATAATTTTGTTGCTAAGTATCCCTATCTCGTTGATTATTCTTTTTTCAAAGCGTGTAAAATAAAAGAGAGAGGATATAGTTATAGTGAATATAATTTACCTATACAAATTGATAACCTCACTTTCTTTCATGGTGCCTTTGCTACTACGTATCATGCTAAAAAACATCTTGAAACTTATGGAGAGAATGTAATGTATGGACATGTACATGACGTACAAAGACATACACTAACAAAATTAAACGGAACTATTGGAGCATGGTCTATTGGATGTTTAAAAGATATGTCTCACGAAAAAAATAAATGGCTTAAGGGTAGATTACATAACTGGGCACACGCTTTTGCTATAGTAGATTGGTTTGATAATGGGGAATTTAAAATAGAAATAGTAGAAATTAAAGATGGCGTAACATCCCTTTGGGGAGAGGTAATAGACGGTAATGAGTAAAGTAATAACAACTAACAAGTTAAAAGGTAATCCTTGGAATAGTTCTGATTCTAATAAAGATAGAAGATTGAACAATACAGGTTTACCTAAAGGAAGAAACAGTGCCAAAAGAAACAATAAACGTAAATAATTTTAGCGGTGGTTTAAATAACAATACTAATCAAAGAGACTTAGAGATAAATGAATATCAAGAGTTAAAAGGATTAAGTATTGAAACGCCAGGTAAACTAAAAGTTTCTGGTTCTGTTGTTGATTTACCACACGTACAATCTGCTGATGAAGAAAAGTTTACGACTACACTAAACCATGGTAATGGATTGTTTCACTTTAATAGTGATAGAGATTCATCTAATGGTGCTTTAAGTAATACTGAAATGTTATTTATACATGACATTCCTAACACTAAAATAAAAGGGTTTGATAAAACAGATGGTGCTTATGAAACTAACTCTGATATCGATTATGGTACTACAGCATCTCGAATAGAATATTATGCAGCAGATGGTCAATTAAGAGTATGTCCACATAGTTATACAGGTACATCAAATAAAATTAAATGGTATGGATATTTAGATATTGTTAAAGATTTTGGGTTTGATGCTTCTGTTCATATTATAAAACAAGAAAGTGGATTTAAAGTAGCCGATGCTTATGCAGCACCATTAAAAAGTGGTACTCAATCTACTCCAGATGGTTATGGATATCCAGATGGAACATTACAAAATTATCAAGTTGGTGTTAATAATGATTATTATCCTGCATCGTCTAATCAATCAGAATTTTTATTTAATTTATCTGCTTCTACATTTACTGTAGCAGCAGGATCTATTACTCCTACTGGAACTAACAAATTAGATACTGTGGCAGATCTTATGAAAGGTACTACTTATACTGGTTATACAGAAGGATATGGACCGTTAGCATTTTATATGTGGTTTGACCCAGCAGGTAATGGTACTGGAGATCAAACTGGTGCTAATATAGCAGTTTATAATAACTCAAGTAATAAAAAATATAGTATTTGGGTTTCTAATATATACGACAATCAAGAATCTAGCCCTACTCATGTAGGTTACATAGATCAACCTACTTTAAATGCTGATAAAAAAAGAACTTTATACTGGTCTGCAATAGGTAGAATACCAAATAAAACAAGACAAACAGGATTTAAGGTTTATTGGGCTATAGATGAAGATGATTCTGTTGGAATACAATATCTATTTATGGAATTAGATTTTAGTAAAGGTTGGAGAAAAGCTGGATCTGATATATGGGTTAAAATGTCACAAGTAACTCATAATAATTCTGGATTAATTAGCTCAGATCATGAAAGAATGTATTGTACGGGAGCAACTTTTACACAACTTAATCAATTTATAGCAGGTTTAAATAATATACAGTCTTTAGATGTAAGAGAGCCTTACACAAAACGTGGTTATAATCCTATTGGTAGAGCAGGAACTTCTTTTAAAACATCAACAATGTTAAATAGAAGAACTTATGTTGGTAATATTACTTACTATGATGAAAACAATATGCTGCAAACAGCTAATGATACTGTAATTAAATCAGAAGTAGGTGAATTTGATACGTTTGATTTTAAGAAAAGAATAGATGTAGAAATAAATGACGGTGATGATATTGTAAAATTAGCATCTGTTGGTAATAAACTATTAGAATTTAAAAAGAATACTTTATTTATTATTAATTGTAGTAGAGATATAGAACAATTAGAAGCTACATTAAAATATAAAGGATGTCGAAACGATTATCAGGTTGTTAAAGCAGAAGGGTTTGTAGCGTGGTTTAACGAATACGGTGCTTTTTTGTACGATGGAGAGCAACTAAGAGACTTGTTAATAGGTTCAAATGGACAAAAAAGATTTAAAGATTGGAGTACTCAGTATTATAGTGACGATGCACAAATTGGATACATACCAAACAAACAAACATTGATTATTACAAATCCAGCTTTAAACGGCTTTAATAGCAATCCTAGTGGTGGAATACTAGAAATTGATTTAAAGACGTTAGGATGGGCATATAGTGCGTTAAAAGGCAATACTGTAGATGTATCTAACCTTATTAATACTAATGATGGAAAATTAGTTTGGTTTGAAAAAGATGGAAATGATATAGAATTAAAATATTGGAATCCAGAACCTTCTTTAAAGGGTGGATCAAATACAGCTGTATCTTTAAAAACACCAGCATATACATTTGATAATCCTAGTCAAGATAAAGCTATAACTACTGTATATGTAAGTTATAAAAACGGTGAAGACATAACAGTCAAAGGATTTACTGACGAAACTTCTGATGGTTCTGCTTTTACTAGTGTAACATTAGGAACTTTAGCTGGTAATAATGATGGTTCTAATAGAACAACTAAGTTTAAAGTAAGAAGCATTACTGATGCTTTTAAAAAAGTTAAAACATTTGGATTAGAAATAGCTGGTAACACAGATCAACAAGACTTTGAATTAAATGATATGCAAATAGTGTATAGAAATAAGAGCGTTAAATAATGGCTAAAGCATTACCAGGTAATAAAAGAAAGTACGGTGAAAACTTATATAGTGAATCTTATAAACCACCAGAAAGCGGTGGTGTTGGAGGTGCATTATCTAGTTCAAGGGGTAAAATAAAAGATTTAGATAGTAAAGCAAATACGCAAACTAAATTAGAAAATAAACCACGTAATGTAGATGGAGTAACTGGCGATAAAAAGTTAGTTAGAGAAGGGGATGAAACGTATTTGTACTATAAAATAGAAGGTGAATGGTTTAAAACACAATTGGAGAAAGCATAATGGCAAGTAGAGCAGATGTAGTAATGGCACAGTTTGATACAAACGCAGCAGCAGAAGAAAGAAAAATGCAAAAACGTATAGAGAATAGTAAAACAATACGTAATATAGATAATATAACTGCAACAGCTGAAGGTGCAAGAATGGGTTTAGAAATGGGTAGAACCGTATCTGACATACATAAAGGTATGAAAGGTTTTAAATTTCGTCGTGATATTAGAAGAAAAAATATTGATAGTGGAATGGAATCAGGGATGAGCAGAAGAGAAGCAAGAAAGTTTTGGCGTGAAACTGGTAAGGCTGAAGCTAAAGCATTTTATAAAAAAATTGAAGATGATGGGTTAAGTCATAACACTATGGTATCTATGTATTTAGATGGAGTTAATGACGATCCATCTGGAGATAATCCAAAAGCACCAACAAATGCTAGTAATTATCCAGATTTTGTTGGTCCAAGCCCAAGTGGACAAGGATTTGTAGGTCCAGTTCAAGGATCATCTACTACTGAAGAACCTTCATATCCTATGATGGGACCTGGAAGTGCTGCTGGAAGAGGGTATTTTTTTAGTAAAGGAATAGCTAATTCTATTGGTTACCTTAAAGATAGATTTGGAAAAAAGGATGATGAATAAATGTGGGGTTTAATACCAGATAGATTAAAGTATTATAATAATGATAAGTTTACTAAAAAGTTATTTGAACACTTAAAATTAAGAGAAGGTTATAAACAAAGTGTTTATTTAGATATATTAGGTAAACCTACTTGTGGTATTGGGCATTTATTAACTAAAGAAGAAAACAAAAAGTATCCTGTTAAGTCTTTAGTACCTAAAAGGGTTATTGATAACTGGTTTAAAGAAGATGTTAAGACAGCTTTAGATGCTTCTAAGACACAAATGAAGTTACTTAAATTAAATGATGACGATTTTAAAATAGCATTAGTATCTGTTAATTATCAATTAGGTACTAGTTGGCATAAAAAGTTTCCAGCTACATGGAAATTATTAAAAGCAAAACATTATGATGATGCAATAAAAGAATTATTATATAAAAATCCACCAGAGATGGAACCATCTACGTGGAAAGAACAAACACCAGTTAGAGTAGAAGACTTTGTAGAAGCAATAAATAAATTAAAAGGGGATGTGTAATGGCAACAGCTGAACAATTAATAAAAAAAAATAAGCAACAAGAACAAGATAGGTTGCAAGAAAAATTATTTAAAGAAGGAATGGAATCTGGTATTTACCAAGAAGGAGATGATCCAAATAGTGAGTATAAACAACTACCTCCAGAAAAGGGTTTATTTCATGAATCAGAAGAAGACGATAATGACACTATGTATAATGATGATATGGATTATCGTCCAGACGAATTGTTTGTAAGTAAACATGATAAAGCTAAAAGAGAAGCATCTAAAGCAATTGCTTCTAGCTTTGGTGGTAAATTTTGGTTAAATTCTATTAGTCCTGATTTAGAAATTAAACCTTTTAGTCCTTCTATTGTGGCTAAGAAAATGAATGAGGAGGCGTAATGGACCCAGTAAGTATAGGTTTTGCAGTAGGTGGTGCTATATTAGGTAATATAGGTATGCGTAAAAGAAGACGTGAAGAAAGAAAGCGTAGAGCAAGAGAGAAAAAACATGCTTTAACTGCACAAACATCATTAATAAACTCTATAGGTGGATTAAGAGATGATTACAGACAAAGAGCTGGTTTTGCTAGACAAGAGTTTAATATAACTCAACAAGGAGCTTTACA